TTTTCACCCTATTTTAACCGTTTGCCGTGGCACGGCTAATTTGAACGACTCATTATTTATAATGTTTCGATCATTTTGTGGATTTTAGTATTCATACTAATTTCCTCATTTTTTGACTTTTATGTTTTGTCTCGTTTTTCTTGAGTCATACCACACATAGTATTGCTGTGATTCCCACTTGATATAGTTTAAGGGATTTGTTTTAATTTATGTTTGTATCGTTTTGTAAATGTTTAATTGTTGCTTTAGAAGTGAGAGTAAAGGGCGTTCCTGCAAAGGCCTGTCTAACTCAATCTTTTGGCGAGGGTTGAGTCTTACTGAAGCTTATGACTAACTGGAGTACGTGGACGGAAGCGGTGTAGGTCAGTTCGAAAGTTGATGAAATCATTGTAACACGCTTCGGGTCAAGTATCAAAGAACCCGCGGCTTGACAGTGACGTAGCAGCGTTCGACTCTACATTAAGCTGGAGAAGCGCTAGTGATGTTATTTGTGGATGGGACACTCTTTCCGGTTGCGATCGGACTAAGACTTGTTTTGTTTATTGTTTAAAATTTCGAAAATCAGAAATAGAAGGGTTAGGTGAAATTCCTAGCCGTTGATAACAATGATGGATTCACGAACAATGAATAACGTTATTGGAACAACAAACTCGCCAGTGGAAAAAATACAACAAACCCACTTTAAGAGTGGGAGTGCCGAATGGCGGCAGCATCGACGTGAGCGAAACGCAGCGTATTTGAATTGGCGCACGTTTCGTAATGAAGTTAAGAGAGCTAAGAGGAATCGGTGTTTTGAGTGGAATGCGGAGCGAGAACGTATTGCACGGCAGAAGGAAGTGGCTGGTTTGGTGCATACTGGACCGTCGTTTATGATTGAGGCACGACAACAATACTTGAATAAATTGTTTCAGAGTCGGAAGATACAGCCTGAGTGGAAGGCTTACGCTGTGATACGACAAGATTCTGAACAGTGCGATGATGAAGTGTTGGAAGGTCCACTTGCACAAGTGGTGGATCGCAATAATCCACTACTGTGGAAGGATAAGCGACGCCGCCCGTGTGTGGTGTGCGTTGAGCCATATTGTAAGAGTGAGGATGAAATTTTGGAGACAAAACTGCAGAAAATGTGGAAGAGAGTTAAAAGAATTTTTCCCTGTTGCCCGTATACACAACTACCTGAAAAAGATTGTTGGTGTATGCATCGTGTACATGACAGTGTACCAACTAGTTCTGATTGTAGTAGCGATGTTGATGTTCTTTTTGTAGATGATGTATCGTCGGTGTCTTCTAGTAATTCTGGGAAAAGTGTTTCGTTTGATATACCAGGTTTGACTGATTCAGAGGGAGATTTGAGAGCAGTGCAAGAAATGCCCCTATCTGAAAGTGATGAGGAGTATCATGCATCCGTTTTGATACATATTTATCTTAAGGAATGTGTAGAGAATGTACACCACATGATTGGATTGTGGACTCATCAACACACTATAGAGATTAGGGAGGCGTGTATGCATTTGCTAACATTGTGTAAAAATATGGATAAATTAGTTGGCGGAGTTTTCTATTTATGTGATAAAAGTGAAAGTAGTGTTATGACTTTGCCCCAACAAAAAGAGCGAATGTTTGTTGATACGTCTAATATAGCAATTAGGTTAAATCAGTGTAATAAGATCGTTAACGATCATAAGGAACTTCATAAGATTAGGACGCAATTTTTGTTGTATAGTAGAGCGGCTAAGGTTGAAGTAGGTAGTATACGAACATTTGTTAATGAAGCGACTTTTAAGGCTGTACAGGAAATGGAGCCCCATGGGGATCCTGATTTTTCTATGCCGCATCAACGTAATAGTACGCAAGTTGCTTTTACTGGCGATAAAGCTCAGGATGAGAACGCGATGTTTAAATTAGGTCGTATGATGGATATAGTTGATGTTGTTGAGCGATGTAAGATCGAATCTAGGTTGGACGTGATTAGTTATAACACTAGTATGGCTGCCGGTACTTCACTGGCACGTTATAGAGTCTCTCCCAACTATTGTCCTCGTTATACGGACTCAGGTACGCGCACTTATAATCAGACAGCTTTGTGTAATTATGCGAATATGTATCAATTTTGGAAGGGATCAATAATTTATACTTTTGAGGTGATTAGAACATCCTTTCATATGGGGCAAATTCTAATTGCGTTCAACCCTGCATCAATTGCAGCACCAACGTTAACTGCGTGTACGAATTTGATTTATAAAATTATGGATCTTAAAGAAACAAATAGGATGGATTTTGAAGTGGAGTACGTTGGAGAAACAGAATATAAACAGTGTGTTTCCTCGATTTATGGTCCTGCGGTGCCAGGAGACACTTACGTGGATATAGCTAACGTAGGGACTCTAAATGTTTTTGTTTTTACGCCATTGACTGCTCCTGCTATAGTTTCTGCTGCTGTGGATATAAATGTGTATGTGAGAGCAGGTGATAATTTTACTTTTAAAACTCCAACTAATAAAATTCCGACGTTAACATATTATAATGTGCGAGCAGCGGCATACCAAGAAATGGAAACTAGTTATGATAGTGAATTGCCACCTGTGGTGGCTCAGCCGCCTCAAGGTATGGTGGCTAGTTCAGAACGTTTAGAAGTTGCACGTGCAGCTAAGTTGCAGACAGCAGATACATTGAATATAGGAGGAAAACGTTATCCTTTAGTTGTTGGTATAGCGTGGGATACCACGGACACCATAACAGGCGGGGCTTTGAGTACAATACTTTTGCCACGTGACGTGTTGAATGCTGCTCAATTTTCAATTAATGGTTTGATTAATTATCATGCTTTTTTTCGAGGTACTTTTACTATAATATTTCAGATGGATGCACCTTTGCAATACGCTGGAGCCTTAATAATGTTTTATGTTCCTAATGGAATAGATTATACTCAATTATCTAATAGCACCTGGAAGCAATTTCCCCATGTAATGTTTAATCCTGCGAATGAGACAATAGCTGAATTAGAAATTCCGTGGTCGTATGTTACGCCAATGAACAATTTGGACGCTAATGGCTCGTTAAATACAATGGGTAGGGTTTATTTGGCAGTTTGGAATAATTTGCAGATACCAGTGAGTGGAGTAAATACACTTACAGGTGCCATATCTTTTAAGATGAATGACCCAGAAATTTTAGTGAAACGAACTAATTATACGTATGCAGCGGTTTTGGAAATGCCTGAGCCAATAACAGGTGGTGGTTCAACCATTATTAAGCAAACTTCAGATACAGCACGAAAGATTGAGGATGGTGGAGGAGTTTTCCAAGGTAAACCACTTACTATGCAAGGTTTGATGATTCAGCAACATACGAGTGTATTAAATTTATTGCAACGTGTAGATTTCGCACCAACTCAGGACTGTACTTCAGTGGTTACAGCGAATTGGCAGCAGGTTTTAACGCTGCCTCCCTTCTTTGGGACAATGCATAATTTTTTACGGAATAGTTATGCTTTTAGTAATGGTTCAAATAAGATCACTTATGTGATTCCTGTAGGAGCAAATCGTGGTGTTACAATGGCAACTTTTCCATCTTTTAGCGATAGCACTTTTCCGATACTATTAGTAATACTTCTGTAGCAATTAGTGACAATGTTATTTTTTATCAGGGAACTTCAGTGTGGAGACCAGGTTTGGCTATTGAACATTCAATAGAAGTGCCTTATTATCATAGGGACCCTGTGATTAGTATCCCGGAAACTGGAGTAACTAGTCAAAGTGAGTATGCGAGTGTAGTTTTGGCGGCTTTTAATAATGATACAGCAACGGCTGTGTTTGTGCAGCCAGGGCATACAGTAGGATCAGATTACAAACTATATTTCCCTATAGCTTATGGTCAATTTCAAGGACCAATTCCAGCTAGTGTTGAAAAGAAGAAGGAGCCTCCTATGTATTTTGGTAATGTGGGTGCGCGTACTGTTGATCAGATAGCAGAACACCAAAAAGAATTTCCAAAGGAATATCAAATACAGTTGCCTAAACCACCTTTTGTTAATATTCCTCGGCCTATAGTAGATAGAGTTATAGACCATGTTGTGGAAAAAACTGGTTTAAACAAAGCGACAATTAGTGATATAGGGCAATCTTTATTGCACACAAAGGGTCATCATGAGATAGCAGATGCTCTTGCGGAGTCTTTACAAATGCGAACCATGATGGGCAGACGAAAAAGGGAGTTGCCAACGTGCGAGTTTTGCGTGTCTGGTGATATGGATTGTAAGTGGCCTGATTGTGTAGCAATTCCATATATGGTGGATCCAGGTCCAGGAGGGCGTGAAAGTTATTACCTGGACTATGATTCTGTATACGTGCATTGTCATCGTCAATTGAACAGAGAGAATGTTCTGAAAGCTTTTAAAATTCCGGAATTGTGCACAGATCATCATAAGAAAGGAGTCTTAGAGATGCCAGCGGGGGGATTTACAGGTGTTACTACTAACACTCAAGTCATTTCTCAAGCATTTCCAGGTATTTTTACAGTGGGTCAAGTTAATATAACTACTTTTACTGCTTCAGCTACCTTAACATCTGGGTCTTCCACTGATTTGGTGGACATTGAATATACCATAAGCAATGCAGGGGATACTATTTCGTACTATACAACTGTGGCAGGGAATGGAGCTGGCTCTAGTTTGGTTTTTGGCCCTATAACTTTTAATTCAACTCCTGTAAATGCGTTGTCAGATGTAACAATTACAGCGATAGGCACTGGTGTTGTCGAACATAGTGCTACTATGCAGTCTTATTCCGGTCAATCGTCGTCCAGTGTTACTTCAGTTTCTATTGTAGGTCAACCAATTCAGGTTACCGAGTATGCTTCGTTAACTTTAGCGGAGCGTAGGAATTTAGCTCAGTTTCGTCATTATATGAAATGGATTAAAAAAGAAGAGGATAGTTATGATACGGTAGATTTCGTGGATAGCGATTTAGAGATTGATTTTAAAGCAGTACAAGAAATGCCGTCACCTTTGATTGAGCCTATGGTTAATGATGAGTTTGAGGATTGTTTTGCAGATGCTGAGCCTACCGAGGACGATAGAAATTGTGTGAATAAGTTAGTGCAAGATTTTTATGCTCAAGCTGGCACTGTAGGTAATAATATAGTGTCGGTTTTTAAATATGTATTCACTGGTATACTTAACGCGTTTACCAGTAAATATAGTGAGTCTGTTAAAAGAACGGCGTGTGAAAAAATCAAAGAGAAGTTACATGCGATTACAACGCACGTTTTGGATAAAATAATTCCTGTTTTGATTTGGATAATAGATTTTGTAGCAAATCTATATGTGCTTTTTAATACGGAAAGTACTACAATGAGAACCTTAATGATTGCTTCTCTCACGGCCAAGTGTATCTTGGCGTTTAGAGAGGGAACCCAACTAGTGAACAAACTAGAAGAACTATTTGGGCTTACAAAGAAGGAATCTATAAGGGCTGTTATTGAAGGACCTTTCGATGAAAATTTACCGGTAATTTCTGGCTTAGTGGCGTCAGCTATGGTGGCGGGTATTCTAGGAATCCTGGGATATAATGTTATGGGTAGTGATGTTACCGACGTCAGAAAAATGGCAACTTGGAAATTTGCGGAGTCGTGTGCAATGCTTAGTAAGATTAGTAGTGTAACGAAATCAGTGCCAACGTTGTGGACTGCTGCGCATGCGGGGATTAATACGGCTATACAGTTTTTTGTTGAAGGGCCCGATTGTTTTAAAAATTGGGAAGAGAAGAACCATGAGCGTTTAATTCAGTGGCAGCGAGAAGTCGATTTGTGTATTAAGAATAATTTGTTTATAAATGAAAATTTGTTTAAGGAACATTTAAATGTTGACTTGATGAAAGAGAATAATTTTCAAAGGCTGCAGCGGTTGACTGATTTTGCAACAGAAATTAGGACTTTTGGATCTTCAATACCTCGTTTCAATATGGTTTGGTTGCGTAGTGCCGAAAATATTATGAAAATACATGCGACTGCTGTAAAAACGATGCAAGCGGCTGGAGGACGTTCTGAACCGGTTGGAATAATAATACGTGGAGCGGCTGGATGTGGTAAATCTTTATTATTTACCCAATTTTTACCTCATGCAGTTATGTCAGTGCTTGGATTGTCTAGTAGTTTGGAAGAATCCAAACAGAAAACTTATGCTAAACCTACAGACCCCAAGGCTGATTTTTGGGATGGGTATTTAGGTGCACAACATGTTTGGGTTAATGTAGATGACTTTGGACAAGTGCGAACTGAGGAGGACATTGGATCTATGTATAATCTAATTTCGGCTTCAGACGCTCCAGTGAATATGGCTGCTTTAGAGGAAAAAGGAATATTGTTTGTATCGGATTTTGTGTGTTGTACTACTAATTTGACTAATTTTACGCAGTTATTAACTATACGTGATCCTAAAGCTTTAGTTAGGCGTTTTCCGATAGCTTTGGAGTGTTCAGTTAATCTTGATTATCAAAAGCGAGATGGTACTTTAGATCATGCTAAGATGATTGAACTACTTAGGACATCGGGTGCTGATGCAAGACAACGCCTGGAATTGATGAACCGTGTGTGGACTTTTAAGGAATATGATTTTACCAATAGTTTATCGGGAAGTGTGGTTCATGTAGTTGCTGTGGTTGAGCGTATAGTGGATGCGTATAGGAGGAGGAAACAGGGTTTAACTGATTTTACTAGTTTAATTAATGATATAGATTTCTCAAAATTGCAATTGGATGTACAACCCTATCAGAGTCCTACTAGGCAAGTTTTACTTAAGAGAGTTGAATTCGTTGAGCCTAAGGGTGGAGTTTCTGATAGTGGGGATGATGATGAGACAGACTTGAAGTTTGTTGATAATTTGTCTGCTGAGGAAGAAATGTTTAGAAATTCAGCTGGAGCCAATATGCGAAAGCATTACGCATTTAATGACGATAGTGATGACGAATTGTCTATTCCTCGATTAAACCCTCTGCAGAATCGGAAAGATTTTGTTTGTAGGGTTTTGGAAAAGTGTAATGGCGATTTGCTTAAATTAAGTTATTTTGATGCGCAATCTTTTCTACGAGAACTAAAATATCTCGATAAGCATGCGTATTATAAGGTTACTAACGATGATTTTATGAATTGTATTGATGACCCTAGTGTAACCTTAAATTGTGAAAATGGATTTTCAGCTACTGCCTTCTTAGTGATGGTTGCGCGTTTGCGTTTGGTTAAAGAAGATCAAGTTAATAATGGTTTACCTGTAACAAAATGGGAAGGTTTAGTTAAATTTTGTTTAAAGTGGATGGGGATAATTTCATTAGGTGTAGTAGCTATTTGGCTACTTAAGAAAATGTTTACTGCATTGTTTCAAAAAGTCGTTGATCCTCTGGGTGTACCAGAAGGTCCTCATTATGATAATGCTAAAGTAGTGAAGAATCAAGCCCCCTCTAGAGTACCATATACTAATAGAGCTTTTAAAGCAACACAACAGATGAATGAAAGACAAATTATTGTTTCAAATAATATGAGATTTATTAGATTGCATACGGCTGAACAGGTTTTTAAAATGAACTGTGTAGCTATGGATTCCAGGTATATTATTATTCCGGATCATTACTTCGTCGCATATGAAGATGCGAGAAGGAAAGGTGATTTTGGAGCTCACTTTCAGTTGGAGATTAGGCGAAAAGGTGTGGTGAATTCTGCTTTTATGCCAATTTCTATTACACCTCAAAATTCAGTTCAGTTGAATGGAGTTGACTCTTTTGCAGATAAGAAGTTGGATGCTCGTCTGGTTTATTTGCATGGGAATCCTATTTTTGGGGCTAAATCGATTTGGAATCATTTGATGACTATTGAAAACTTTGCTTTTTATGCGCACTCTAGGCAGTTAGCATATTTACTTGCACCTCAGAGTGGTTTATTGGGCCAGAAGGTGATATTGGATTATGGTCACGCGTATCTTTATAAAGATGCGCGTGATCTTATAGGTAAGTATCACATTCTGGGTAAAATGGCTATTATGTCGCAAGGTGGTGATTGTGGTAGAGTATATGTTCATTCAGCTATTCAGGCGCAACATGTAATTTTAGGAATGCATACAGTAGGAATTAAAGAGTGTGAAGATATTAATATAGCTATGACACCCTTAATTAGAGAAAGTTTAGATGAAGCTAAGGATTTTATCTGTAGTATGTGTGATCCTGTTGATCACATAGAGCCTTTTTCCGTGTTAGAAATGAAAGATGCTAAATTAGATGCAATTCCATCGATTGTGGAGAAGTATTGGAGTGCGGACACTATGCCATTATTAGGCAAGTTGACTGTTAATAATGAACCTTTGCAGCGCTTTACACCTGAAGATACTAAGTTTTTACCTATTGTTATTCATGACCGGGCTTTTGTGCATCAGAATTGGCGAAATGAATTTTTACCTAGTGTTAAGAAAGCTGTAAAGGTGGGAGACAATTATGTGCACCCTCTTTTCACTGGAGCACAGAAATATGAGCGCCAGGCGCAAAGAGTAGTGCCTATTAGATATTCTATTAGTGCTTTTGAACATTATAAAAAACGTTTACCTGCGGATAGAGAGGCTAGAACCCTGACTGATTATGAAGCAATTAATGGCTATGGAACTATAGGACACTTAGTTATGACTACAGGAGCTGGCTATTTGGGTAACTGGTTTTCAAAGGGGAAAACTGAAATTTTTCAACCAATAGAACAGCGAGTGCGAGATGACGGAAGTGTTATGACTTTAGAGTATGAGTGGTCGGAGAAAGCTAAAACCTTTAAGATTCCAATTTGGGATAAAACTATTGTGGAATTGTACGATTTGTGTGAAAGAGAAATTCAACAAGGCCGACAAATGCCTACTTTCTGGGTCTCAACTCTCAAGGACGAATTAGTCTCGTTAGAGAAAGCTAGGATAGCCAAGACGCGTGTGTTTGAGCAACCTTGTGTTATTTATTCACTTTTGTGTAGAAAGTATTTTGGATATTTTGCGGAATATTTTAAACGACACGCAGGTTTTCGATTGCATCATGGGATTGGGAAAGATAAGAACGTAGTTTGGGGTAGATATTTAGAAATCTTGAGACAGAAAGGGGGTTACGGATTCGATGTCGATTATAAGAATTATGATGGCACAGTGCAACCTGCAGCTTTTGAGTTTTTTCTAATGGTCACTGACCATTTTTATGGGTTAGTAGATCGAACTGCACGTCATGCGTTGATTAGTAACTTACAGTGTAGTTTGCATTTGGTGGGGATGACTTTAGCTGAATCATCCCAAGGAAATAAAAGTGGTAATCCTTTAACGGACTTGTTCAATTCAATAACCAATACGTGGTTGGTTTATGTAATATATCAAATGACACGTGAAGCGAATGGGTTGAGTACTGATATGGTGAATCAGCCTCAAGATTTTGATTTCCTAACTTATGGAGATGATGTGATTATAGCCGCAACTGAGGAGTGTTTGACTTATTTTAATAGAGTTACTTTTGCTGAAATTGCCAAAGTGTTAGGTATGACAGTTACGGCTGCCAACAAAAGTGCTATTATAGAACCATATGAGAGTATTTATGAATTAACCTTTTTGAAGAGCCCTTTTGTACCTAGGGCTGGTTACGTTGCAGCCCCTTTACCTAAAAAGATAATTTATAGAGAACTAATGTGGGAAACTAAGGCTTGTGTTGGTGATCAAACAATCTTTCATGAACGTATTAAAAATGCATTGGAGTTTATGGCGCATCATGGGAATGAAGAGTATCAAAATTTGCGTGTTGAATTGGCTCAATTAGGAGTTCGAGTGGAAGATCGTTTTGTAGAGTGGGAAAATGAAATGCGAGAAAAACAGCTTTATCCTGAAGTAGAAGATGGGATTGGTAGAATGTATGTTAGCGCAGATGATTTGTTTTTAGATCTAGTAGCTGATGAGGCTGATCTGGAAATAGAGTGGGATTCTGATGAGTGGTTATACATGAACGAAGAGTAGGTTCTATTTTAGGTAGGTAGGACGTAGGGCCTGTGTGACAAGCAGTTAACCCTTAATATTGGTGGAATTAGTCTCCCACAAACTCTCGCGAGTATAAAGTGATTTTACTGTATTATTAAGCAGTAGAAAATGTAGTGTGGCGCGCAGCGACCTAGATGCTTGGAATGGAAAGGTCGTTTGGCAACCTAGGGTTAAGCTAGCGTTGCGCTATGTCTGCCGTTATTATTATTTATAATTTTTAATGGTATTTTGGTCTTAGAAGTATGTATTATTT